CAGATCATTAGCCCAGGATTTCAGATGAAAGTTAGCACGTTAGCAAGCGGTTTCGCGGGGTAGGGGGCGGCTTGTTTCAGATCGAATCGAGACGCGACTTATCGATGGTCAATCGAGCCTTAAAGGAAAAATGGAACGTCGACAAAGAAGCGATCAAGGCGGCGTTGATGCAATGCTTGACCGATCCAGATTTGGCGATCGATGCGGCAAAGGTGCTACTCGCAGCGGATGCAATCGACTGCAAGCGCGAAGAGCTCGACGCGAAGCGGGAGGCAAAAGAAAATGAGCAGCGATTACGATTTCTTGAACTCCTTAGATCTATCCCAGCTTCAGAGCTTAGCAAGCTTGCATCCGAAAACGGCATCGCAAGCCGACCCGATTAAGGGCGACCGTCGAGCATACCAACGCGATTTGATGGCAAAGAAACGGGCCAGCCAACGGGATATTTTCATCCTGCCCCCGTTAGACCTTTCTAGGCGTCTTGAGGCCGAGTCTGATTGTTCTCTTTGGCTCTCCACCTACTTTGGCTCCCAATTCTTCGAGGCCTGGACCTCCGACAGGTTAGCCATGATCGAATCGATTATCGACGCGGCAAAGTACGGCGGGGACCAAGGCATCGCAGGCCCTCGGGGCGAAGGTAAAACCACTTTAGCTATTCGCGTTGCGTTGTTCCTTATGGTCCGTGGCCTATCTACGTTTCCCGTCGTCATTGGCAAAAACGCCGACAAGGCCAAAAAGGAAGTGCGTGACCTAGTCGAGCAATTGCAACAAAACGACCTTTTTATCGCAGACTACCCAGAAATCGGGATCCCGTTCCAAGCCGTTGGCGGTTGGTCGAGCCGAGGAAGGATGCAGACTTGCGGCGGGCAATCGACAAACATCGTTATCGGGCCGGAATTTTTTGTTTTCCCTACGATCAACCGTAGCCAGATCCCCGATTGGCCCAAAGAAATTGAGCCGTGTAGCAGGGGGCAAGTGTTCTACTCCCTTGGAATCGACGGGGCGATCCGCGGTACAAAGTTCCGTTCGGCGCGGCCGACGCTAGCAATCCTCGACGACATCGAAGACCGTGAAGCGGCGGCCAGCGAAACGATGATTGCCAAGAATGAGGAAATCATCGAGCAGGATATCGGCGGCTTAGGCCAGTCCTCAGAGCGAATACCGCGGGTAATGCTTTGCACGATCCAGAATCGCAAGTGTATTGCCTTTAAGTACACCGATCCAAAGCAGAAACCATCTTGGAGGGGCAAGCGATACCGCAAGCTAGTCACCAAGCCGGATCGAATGGACCTCATTGAACAGTACATCGACCTACGCAAGGGACGCAAGGCCGACGACCCAGACGCTAGGGAAGCATTCCGGTTTTGGCGTGACAATCAAGCCGAGATCGAACGCGGGGCTGTAGTAAGCAATCAGGCTAGCTATTCCCGCAAGATTCACAGCGACGGCGAACCGATGGAGCTCTCGGCGGTTCACAGCTACTTCAATCGCGTTGCCGACCGTGGGCAAAAGGCGGTTTCGACCGAAGACGACAACGACCCACCAGAGGAAGCCGGGCCAATGGGCTTGGGTATTACTCCGGCTCTTGTCGAGTCGCGGATAAGCGGCTTGGTAAGACGCCAACTACCGGCCAATACCGTGGCCCTTACAGCGGCGATCGACCTGGGCAAGTATTACCTTCACTGGGTTGTGACGGCATGGTGGCATGGTGCTGGGGGCGTTGTAGTGGACTATGGAATCCAACAGGTCTACGGCACCGATAAGAGCATGGATCACGAAGCTAGCGAGCCGATGATTTACCAAGCCTTGCTATCGCTTCGGGATGAACTACTCCAGAAAGAATTCATCGACACAACCGGAACGCGAAGACCGATCGACTTTTGCCTAGTAGACTCAGGGGCGTTTACCAATGCGGCGTATTCATTCTGTCGCGAAGTCGGCGGTATCTTCCATCCATCGAAGGGGCAAGACCCGTATCATCGAAAAGCCAAGTCTAGTTCAGTGACGATCGCAGGGGCCAACCTTCACGCTCAAAAGCTTCCGTCGTCGAATGTGTGGCTCTACGAGCTAGATACCAGCTATTGGAAGCAATTTATCCATGAGCGATTCCTTACGCCGACCTTTGACGAATCGAACATGCTTCGGCGCGGTTCGCTTTCGGTGTTCAGCCTTGAGGAGGAAAAGCGACACTCCCAGTACGCGCAGCATATCGCAGCCGAAGAGCTAGTGACTAAATTTACCGAAGGCAAAGGGGCTAAAACCTACTGGAATGTCCGAGACTCGAACAATCACTGGCTCGATGCAACTTACATGGCAGCGGCAGGGTCCGAAGCTTGCGGGGTCAAGTTGATTGCCCCATCGGAAATCGAGGTAGCTCCAAAGCATATCGGCGATGAGCCGAAACAAGCCAAGCCCGTCCAGCAAGCCTACAGGCACGGGCAGCAACGATTCAGGCAGCGTCAAGGTGGATGGATTCCCAAGAGAAGAGGGTGATATGAGCAAAAGACCAAAGCAGCAAACAGGCAAGCGGGAATGGGTAGATCCTCGGGTTGACATCCAGCCAATTCAACCGCAAGAGCCGACGCAAACGCACCAGGAATTTAGCCAGGATGCTATTAGCAAAATGGCCGAATCTCTAGGCGTTCCTGTCGACTTTCCAGACTACGAAAGCCCTAGCTATTCATCGGCAAGAATACACATGCAGGCGATGAAGGAAGCTAGCAAAGGCCCTATCCCCCGCGAAGACGAAGCAAGGCCTTGCACCCTTTGCGAATCACGCCGACCGATTGGCAAGAGCTACTCAAGAGTCTATTGCACCAAAGCCAAGGTTCGCTATTGCCGATGCTCGTACTGCGGCCACACGTGGACCCAGGAGCGTAAATAATTTGTAGCAGTGTACTAATGGAATAGTACAGGCATCTAGCAAGCTACAGCAAGCCATGCAACGATTGACGCATGGCATCAGCGCAAAGCCTTCTAGCACTAATCGACGCAGCTATTGAGGCCCTTCTAAATGGGAAGGTGTCTCAGTATACCATTGGGTCGCGGACTGTGACCAAGCTCGACCTAGCGTCATTGTTTGAACAGCGAAATAAGCTACTCCACCAAGTCCAGCGTGAAAGCGGATCGGGCGGTATCTCCCTCGGAAGAATCGTAGGGGGCCGTCGATGATTGAGCGATTTATTGATTCCGTAGTCTCGGCAGTTAGCCCCATCGCGGGATTGCGACGGCAACAAGCACGCAAGGCCCTTGCACGATCCTACCAAGGGGCCGAACCTTCGCGGGTATCGAGCAACAGACACCCAAAGAATCTACCAGCCGACCAAGAGCTTATGGGACCATTCGGGGCTGACCGTCTCAGGGCAGAGGCAAGGCGGCTGGTTAGAGACAATTCCTACGCATGGGGCGTTGTAGATACCATCGTTTCTTCGGTTGTCGGTGCTGGCATCCAAGCCCAATCGACCTTCGAGACTCCCGAAGGCGATGATATCGAGGACATCAACGACCTAAGAGATAAGGCTTGGTCCGAATGGTCCGAAGTGGCCGACATCAACGGGCGGCTTACCCTCGAAGAAATCCAGATTATCGCCCTTCGCGAAATGGTCGAAGCGGGCGAGGTTCTGATTCGGATTGTCAATTTGGAGTCGACAAAATACCGTGGTATTGTCCGACCGATTCCGATGGCGATTGAGATCATTGAAGCCGACCGGCTAGCGACCGATCGAGACACGTACAACACGGGCGTCGATCGCGGCGATGGTACGCGGGTTATTCGCGGCATCAAGGTCGATGAATCGGGCAAGCCCCTTGCCTATATGATCTATGACGATCATCCGCTCCAGCCTTATGCGGTCTCTAGGACGCCAAAGGAAATCCCGGCCAGGGAAATCATCCACCTATTCAGGCAGGATCGAGTCGGGCAGACGCGAGGCGTCACTTGGTTTGCTCCAGCGTTGGCATCGATTCGCGACCTAGGAACGTATCTCGACAATGAGCTCCAGGCCTCGGCAATCGCGTCTTGCTTTACTGCGGCGATCAAGACCGAAACGCCAATGGGCGACCTGAGCAACCCAAGAACTGGCAGCGGGACCGACAAGGACGGCAACAGGGAGCGATATCTAGAGCC